CTTCCCTATCTGAATCCGAAAGGCCAGAACCTGCTCCAAAAGCGGGCATAATTTTCATTAACTGTTCTGCTCTAAGTATTAGATATTGCTCAGTAGCCGCAATATTATCCATATCTTTAGGAACCATTCCTAATTCTTTAGCTACGCGAGATACATTAAGAAAAAACTCAGCACCAAAACCTGTTTTAATGCCTCCCTCTCTATCTAACAAAGCCACAGACTCTTTATTAGTTCTTAGTATTTCTTGAGCATCGCGAGCTTTTGAATTAAGCTCTAAGAAATTTTTAGCGGCACCCGTAGTTAAAGCTTTAGCATAAGCATTAGATTCTGATAACTCTTTAGTAAGTTGAGGAGCTTGTGTCAAACCTAACTCAGAAGGGAACGCCCACTTTTTAGTTTCTTCGTTCCAAACTTTACCCGCTTTATTAACAGGGAAAGGCCTAGAAACGCCACTAACATCTTTAAAAACTTTAAGGTCAGCCTCTTCACCTGATATTGTACTAATAAACTCTGACACAGACAATCCATCATACTCGCCTCTATCAATAGCTTTTTCAACAGCTTCTCCTGCGTTTCTTGATTTAGCTACGGCTTTTTTACCTTTACGTCCTTGCTGAGATACAACATCTTTTTCTTCCTGCTTTCTTATTTGCTCTGCGGCTTTGTCCATATCGCCACCGTTTTGCAACAACTCAGCAGTAGATGTTAAACCTAAGTCTAATGCGGCTTGTATTAAAGTAGACCTACGCTCGTCTTGTGCTATCGCACCGTCTTGTTTTGCTTTAAATTGAGCTTCTATTTCAAAAGCCTTTTGTTGATCAATTGTACTTAAAAGCTGAACAATTTTAGGTTGGTCTTTTGGGTCTCTAGGGTTTAGTTTTTTTAACTCTTCCATTACTTTTTGAGCAGGACTACGTAAATCTTTACCCATTAGTCCTCCCATGCCCTCACGCGCCATTTCACGATACATAGGCCGACCTGCTTGAACGGCTTGTCCAATAGGCCCCATACCTGAAGCATTTTTACTTAGCAAAGCTGTTGCTTGCTGATTAGGGTCTTGGGAAATACCTGTAAGCATTCCTGCATAATCTATTGAATCAGCCATTATTAATTACCTCCACCAAATAAACCTGACAAAAAACCGCTAGAACCAAACGGGTCTAAATCTCTTAACCATTGCGGGGTGTCATATAAGTTGTCAAAAAAACTATCATTTGTAAATGGATTAGAGTTTGAGCCATCTTGACCACTACCACCCGTTAGTAATCCACCTACAGCATTGGTTCCTGAGCCACTGCCTAAAAGTAGGCTTGTTAAATCTTGATTCCTTCCTTGTCTCATAGCTCCTGCATTTTGCTGTGCCTGTAGCAAAGCTTGTAAACCAGACTGACCTAACTGTGCTTGTAGCTGTGCGCCAGTTCTACCACCTGTGCTTGCAAGATTAGCCATGTTTCCACCCATACCTAAAGCCGCCAGTTGTTGTTGCTGTGGTACATAGCTTTGACCTAATAATCCTGTACCTAAACCTAACTGCTGTTGTTGTTCACCTAAAGCTTGTGATCTAGCTTGGTATGCCGCGGCATTCTTTGCTTCCTCTTGAGCTTTAGACAACGCAAATTGCTCTGGAGTTCCACCGTATTGTGAAGTACGTAAACCACCTCTACCTTGGGCTTGTAGCTGTTGGTTTAGCATCTGTTGCCTACGTTGTTCCTCAGGCATCTGTAAACCTCTAATTTGACCGTACAGGTCACTAGAGGCTTGGGACACATCACCAGTTACATTACCAAACAAAGTGTTTGCTTGGGCTTGCATAGCTTGCTGTTGTGCCATTTGTTGAGGAGTTAGGCCTAAATCAAAACCACCAGTAGCGTCAACTGCTGTGCTACCTGTTCCTGTAGTCACAGTAAAAGGTTTAAAAGCAGACGTACCTACCGCTGTGTCTCCCATTTCCGTAGCCGCGCCTAAAGCTCCTCTACCTATGTCTAACGCATCACCAATTCCTTGTTGCGAAGAATAATAACCTGCTCCCGCTTTCAATAAATCAGTTAAAAACCCATTTGCCATTATATCAATCTCCCAAGTAGTGCTAATATGTCAATTTTTTGTATAGAAAAAGCCGCGTCATTAATTTGCGCCTCAATGCCAAAGGTAACAACGCTTCCGCTACCTGATCCGTTTACTTTTGGTGTCTGTATTATAATAGATGCGGAATACTCAGCCGCTTCATTATATTCCGCAACACCATACTCAGCTAAATTGCTTGTTCCAAAATTAAATGATTGTTTGCTGTAATCTGTTAAATAATCATAACCCCAGTTTAAAGCAGTTTCTGTGTTTTGACCACCAATAATTGTTAAGTTAAATTTCTTCAAAAACTTTAAGTTAGAAGAATTACCAAAATCTACAGGATTACTAAAGTAACGCATTTGGAATTTCTCTGCGTTGTCTAAGTATCCGCTGTACTTAACAATACCTGTTGGTTTGCCTATGTAAGTATCACCATTAGTTGTTAAAGCGTAACACAGTGGATTAATAACAGACCATGTTGTTACTCTGTGTGAGCCATCCTGTAATGCAGACCGCATATCAAAACAATAAACAATCTCTGACGTTTCAAGAGATAACAGATAAAAAGCTTCATCAGCACTGTAGTGTGCTTTAATAGGTGAGTTTTGTATTCTAACTAAAGACGTTAGCTCACTACGCACGTTTTTGCTTATGTCTCGCATAGGCATTGATTTTTCTTGTACAACACGTTGGAAGCTACGTACACCATCTTCAGATAAAAATACTAAATCAACACCTGTGTTTTTAACAGAGTCTCTTGCAATACAACCAACACCTGCAATTGTATCCGCTAAGGTCATAGTTGCAGGAACGCTTGCTCCACTGTAAACAAGAATAGACCGCTTACCAAAGATAATTAAAAAATCATTGTGTGCCGCTATTGATGTTATTTCGTCATAACCTGTAGGCCATACACTAGTAACATCAAGGCTACCTGAAGAACCACCAGACCATTTACGCCCGTGTAGTAAGTCACTAAAATAAATAGTGTGCTTGTCTGCTGTTAAATCGGCAACCCAAAGTCTACCAAAAGCCGCTAATACTTCATTACCTTGTGGTTGTGTGCCTGAGGCGTTAGAGGCATCTTCCGCTTCCACTAAAGCACTTCCATCATAAAGCAAAGGTTTGTGTCCTATTTGATAAAAAAATAAATTATCTGCCAAAGACACTATTTTCCAGTTATTTGCTGTGATGTTTGTACCGCTAGGGGTGACATCAGTAAGAGTAGTTGTCCCTGTAAATATTTTATTATTTCCTGCTGAAAAAACAGTAATAGAACCGTCATATTCAGTAAACTCAAAGATAGTCTCAATGCCTTTACTTGTGCCTAAAACACTAGCACCGTTTGTTGTGACAGTCTCATAGCCTTTACGAGCGCCTACACGACCTAATTGGTCAATAACACAGTTGTCTGCAATTGACGCAAAGGAAGGATCAAGACCAATAGGTGAGTCCTGTGTGTTTATCCCCGCAAATCCCGGAGCCGCAATTGTTAGCGGTTGTAGTTGTTGAGCCATTAAACAGCCGTCCAAATAGTTTCATCAGGGAATTGTGCGGCATCAAAAGCCACTGCATCAGCTATAGCTCTGTCAGCTAAACCAAACTGCTCTACAGCACTAGTACCGCCTGTTTCTCCTCTCTCTCTAGCACCTAACGCAGTTGCAAGTAAAACAACAGGGTGGTTAGGTATTGTTATTCTATCCGTATCCGCTGACAAATCAGGAGTACGTTGTACAACATTAAAGTTAAGAGAGTAGACACCATCAGGAGCAGGATAGACATCAAACGTATTATCTCCGTTACTGTCTACGCTTTTGTACGTATAATAAAGAGGAGACCCTTCAGGAGCATCTTGATTCAAATATACGTTACGCATCCAACTAGAGCCTCTGCGTTGCATAAATGTATTACTTGTATCATTAATAAGATCAAGTATTTTCATTTGATTCTGCGAGTCAGTAATTGCGTAGTTATACGTACCTTGAGAAGTGTTAATAGCTTTAGTAGTCCTAAGTGCTGTCCAATCCCAAGTTTGCTCTATTGTTTGCTTGGCTTCATTTACAAGCTCCCCAACAAGTTTAGAATAAGCGTTTTGTGAAACAGCGGATACTTCGTCTTCACGCAGTCTTCTTAAAACACTGTTTACTAGTTGTAGGTAAGTCATCCTCTATTCCTTTTTTCTGTATATAAAAAATCAACAAGTTCTTGAGTATCTTCAATCTTTGTATCAAACTCAAACATATCTCCAAACAAATCATCTGTAGTTCTTGAGGCTAACTTTGTAAGTCTTTCTGCTTCTGCGGCTTGTAACATACTGTCTGCGGTTGCACTAGTGGCTCCTAATATACCTCCTAAGCCACCTAAGGCTAAACTCAACATGTCTTCTAAGGCATCACCTGTCCCGCCTAATAGCTCGTCAAGAGTTTTACCTGTAGCGTCAGATAGATCATCTAAGTTAGACTCTGCTGTACCGACTAAACCATCAATAGACTCTCCAGTAACGTCTATTAGGTCTTCTAGCGTACCTGCGGTTCCGTTAATTAAATCGTCAATAGATGACCCTGTTGCTTCCGCTAGGTCTTCTAAACTAGTCCCTGCGCTTTCTAGTAGCTCTTCAATTGTTTGACCAGTTGCATCAGCTAAGTCAGCTAAACCACTTTCTGCACCACCTAACAAGTCTTCTATAGACTGACCAGTAGCGTTAGCCATGTCAGCTAAAGTAGTACCCGTGCCGCTTATAAGGTCTTCAATACTTGTTCCTGTACTGTTAGACAACTCTTCTAATATAGTAGCCGCTGTGCTTGCTAAATTGTCTAAATTGTTTGCGGCATCTCCTACTAAATCATCAATAGACGTTCCTGCTTCCGTTACTAAGTCTCCTAAAGCAGTATCAGTTTCGTTAATTAAGTCAGTTAAAGCTGTACCTGTTTGACCTAACAAGTCATCAATTGTTTGACCTGTAGCATCAGCAAGGTCTTGTAAGTTAGTTCCTGCACCGCTTACTAAATCCTCTATACTAGTGCCTGTAGCAGTAGCAAGTTCCGCTAAGGTAGTACCAGAGCTTTCTAGCATGTCTTCTATAGTCTGACCTGTAGCATC